AATTCCCTTCTAGCGTAGGGTAGCATTACCAATGTGGAGAACGTCGAACCAGCGAACGCTCACGAAGCGAGAGAGGGAAAAAAGTGGAACTTCGTAACAGGATTCAGGGTAAGCGCAACACAAAGCGAGGCCAGGCTGCCGAAGAGATAGCAGAGCTATGGCTAAGACAGCACGGATACGCCTGCATTGAAAAGATTGAAACGCCATGGCGAATCGTAAGGCGAGGCGGCAAGATTGTGGGCGCGACTCCGAAGAAACAAGTCTCCGGGGATTTCACTGCCATTGATCCGCATACAGGGCGTTGTTTACATGTAGAGGTAAAGTCTCGTGAGCGGAATACTTTGCGCTGGTCTGATTTTGAAGCGCACCAGATTGAAGCCCTGGATCGTAAGGCCGAGGCAGGGGCAGAATGTATGGTGTTATGGATTAAAGGCGCTGAGGTAAAGTTCTTCGATTGGCCAATACCGGGCTTTTGTGAGGGGCAGTCGCTTAAGTGGGAGGATTAATCATGTAAGAACCCGGACCGGCAAAAGCCCTTCCGGGTTTTTCTCTTGACATTAAAAAACTCTGTAAGTATGGTGATTTAAACATCAAAGGATGCTGAATAGATCAGGGATGTAAAAGGTGTTTTTAAGAATCTAAAACTTCCAGTTAACGTAAAGAAAGTTAACGTAAACGTTAAGTTTGAGCTTAGGTAAAGTATATTTAGTAAAGTTGACGTTAACGTAAAGTTTGGCGAAATTTTAAAGCAGGTATTGGATGGCAAAAGGCAGGCCGACAAAATATAAAGAAGAATATTGCGGCATTGCCTCAAAGCTTTGCCAGCTTGGGGCTACGGACAATGATGTTGCAGAAGCCCTTGGAATTGGCACCACAACGCTTTATCGATGGCGCAATGAATACCCGGATTTTCGGAAGGCCCTAAAGGTCGGCAAGAGTGAAGCTGACGACCGGGTAGAAATGTCGTTATATCGTAAAGCCGTTGGATATACACATGAAGCGGTTAAGATATTCCAATTTCAAGGCGCTCCGGTTGTGGTGCCTTATCAAGAGATCCATCAACCAGATACTACGGCTTGTATTTTTTGGTTAAAAAACCGCAGGCCGGATTTATGGCGTGAAAAGCCTGATGGTGCGCAAGATGAAACGCTCACCAACCTTGTCTCTAAGCTCATCGAATCAAGGCCAGATTAATGACAAATATGCCTCCGCAATTACAACGTCAGGTTGATCGATGGTATGAACTTATACCTCACCCGGTGCAGCTTGATCTTGTGCAGGCAATACCTTCGGGTGTACGCTTTCCACTTGTGCCGGCCGGCCGGCGGTCAGGCAAGACGGAGAGGTTTAAGCGATTTATCGTTAAGCAAGCCAACCGGCAACCAGGCATGTATTTTGCCGCAGCCCCTACCTACAATCAAGCGAAACGAATCTTCTGGCAGGATTTAAAAGACTTGTCGTTTTCGTGTTTGCACGCCAGGAAACCTTCTGAATCAGAACTTATAATCTATTTCGATAATGGATCAGAAATCCATGTGATGGGCCTTGATAAACCAGAGCGCTTTGAGGGTATATCTTGGACGGGGGGCGGCATTGATGAGTTCGCCAACGTTAAAGAGTCTGCATGGGAGGCCAATATATTCCCGGCTCTCAATACCGTTGATCCGCGCAACCCTGATTACCGGGCATGGGCTTGGTTGTTTGGTGTGCCAGAAGGGTTGAACCATTTTTATGAGCTATGCGAATCCGCCAGGGAGAATGGCCAGGACTTCGCTGTGTATCACTGGAAGTCCGCAGATATCTTGCCGCCAGATGTTATTGAATCCGCTAAACGCTCGATGTCTGCAAAGCAATACCGGCAAGAGTTTGAGGCTAGTTTTGAAACGGCTACCGGGCGCATATATGAGGATTACAGCGAGGCAAACATAACCGACGCTGTTATTCACCCGCATGAGCAGCTACACTGGACCCATGATCAGAACTTTACGCCGCTATCGTCTGCTGTCGGAGTTATCCGTGACGACTGCCTGTACCTTCTCGATGAAATAGTTTTAAGCTCTGCCATTTCCAGGCAGTCGGCTGATGAATTTGTCGAGAAGTTCAAGGATCACAAGAATAAACAAGTCAAGTTGTACGGTGATCCGGCTGGCCGGGCTGGTGAGAAGCACGGGCACAAATCTGATTACAGCGAAATTAAAGACGTGCTTCGGCGGAACGGATGGGAAGTCACGGATAAAGTTAAGCGCAAGCATCCGGCCATAAAAGACAGACAGAACTACGTCAGGGCAAGGATTTTAAACGCTGCTGGCGATGTTCGGCTTTTCGTCAACCCGAAAACGGCCCCTTGGTGTCACAAAGGGTTGTCCACGGTGCAACTGATGGAGGGGTCAACGTTTCAGGAAGACCAGCGCAATAAATATCAGCATATCACAACTGCTATCGGGTATATGGTGGATGTGCTTTGGGGCGACGTGCCCCTGATTTTAACAGGCGTGCGCTCAGCCATGTAGGAATTGGAGATTGATTATGATAGACTCAACGCACCCGCGATATGACGACAAAGTAAACACTTACCGCAAGATAGACGATATCACGAGGGCAAAAAACCTGGCACAGTACCTTGTCTATCTCAATCCGCAGGACACCACGGACGATAACAAGACACGAAATCGTCAATATGCCGAAAGAGCAATATTTTATGCGTTATCCGGCCAGACAGTACAGGGCATGGTGGGGAGCATATTCCGCAAGTGGCCGCAATTTATCAAGCCTGATGGCATGGACTACCTGGAAACTAATGCCGATGGTGCAGGTGTTTCGATATATCAGCAATCCCAGGGCGTGACGGAAGATGTGATCAGCAAAGGCCGGGCCGGGATCGGCGTGTCGTTTCCGCAAACAGAAGGCCAGGTGTCAAGGCAGGATTTAACCTCCGGGCGCGTGGTGGCCACCATTCACCGTTTCGAGCCGGAGCAGATTATCAATTGGCGGACGATCCGAGACGGAAGCAAGGTTAAGTTATCGCTGGTGGTTATCCTGGAAGAGCATCAGGAAGTAAAAGATGACGGCTATCAGACGGAGTTCGTGCCGCGCATCCGGGAAATGTATCTGGATTATCCCAGGGACGATGAAGGGTTGCCGACCAGCGATATCATGATTTACAACGAGCGCATATGGGACAAGTCGCCTGGCCATTGGCAGATTATAGAAGCATATCAACCTACAGATGCAGCCGGAAGGAACTGGGAAGAGATCCCGTTTACTTTTGTCGGCGCAGAGAATAATGATCCAGATCCGGACCATCCTCCCATGCTCGGCATCGTAGAACTAAATATCGGCCACTATCGCAATAGCGCCGATTATGAGGATAACGTGTTTTACTGCGGCCAGGCTCAGCCCTGGATGTCGGGGTTAACGCAGGATCATATAAATCTGCTCAAAGAGAATAATCTCTATGTCGGCAGCCGGAACCTGATCGGCGTGCCGGAAGGCGAGCAGTTCGGTTTCGCCCAGGCCCAGCCGAATGCTCAAGTCAAGGAGGCGATGCAGAACAAGGTTGATATGATGGTTAGCTTGGGCGCCCGCATGATGCAGCAGGGATCAGCGACAAAGACAGCGGCCCAGGTAGAGGGCGAGCGCGAGGCCCAAACCAGCGTGCTTGCTCTTGCCGCATCTAATGTATCTGAGGCTTACACTCAGGCTGTGGCGTGGGCCTGTCGGTATATGGGCGAATCGACGGAGGAGGTGGAATATACTTTGAACCAGGAATTTCTTGCGATTACAGCAGATCCGCAGACAGCGCAAGCTATGATGCAGGGCTTCATGCAGGGAAGCGTCCCGTTGCCGGATTATGTGCGCTGGATGAAAAAGGCGGATCTCTTTGATGAAGAACGAAGCATGGAAGACTACGCAGACTTGCTTGGCGGGAGTGTTGAGTAATGCCGAAAGCGCCGAAACAACTTATAGATCAGTCTACGCGGCATCAAGTTTACTTGGAAATGCTCAAAACAGGCGAATATAAAAAGCTGCGCGCCATCCTGGAAGATGTCGAGGACAATCTCGTTGGCCGCTTGGCGAAGCAGAACGTCACAGAGTGGTCCCGTGATCGCATGCAGAAGCAGCTTTATTCCCTGCGCTCCATGATGCGCCAACGGTTCGATGAAGATATGATCCCGGCACTTAACAAGTCCATCCGCGAGCTGGCAGTATATGAGGCCGAGTTCGAATCCCGGAGCCTTGGCAAGGTGGTTGATTATAACTTCACGCTGCCGTCTGAAGACCAAATAATATCAGCCGTGCGGACAAGGCCGCTGTCAGTGCGCGGGCCTGATAATGGCAAGCTGCTGACTGCATTTATCAGAGACTGGACAGAAAGCCAGGTGACGCGCACAACAAACACCATCCGGGCCGGTTTTGTGGAGGGGCAAACAACGCCGCAGATTGTCCGGCGGCTGCGCGACGAAGTGGGCCCGATCAACCGGCGGGGGTTGCAGGCGCTTACCCGGACAGCATTGCAGCATTGCGCTACGCAGGCAAGAGAGGAGGTATGGCGTCGGAATCAGGATATTGTTAAGCGGGTGCAATGGTTCTCAACGCTAGATTCCAGAACAACCACTCAGTGTCAAGCCCTTGATGGGCAGGTGTTTAAAATTGACGAAGGCCCCAGACCCCCGATTCACGTGTCTTGTCGATCAACAGTAGTCGCAATGCTCGATGAGCGCTTCAGCCTGCTTGACGAAGGCGGCACCCGGCGCACAAGAGATCCGGTATCGGGCGACGTCGGCAGCACCAAGGCCAGCGAAACATATTATTCGTGGCTTCGCTATCAGCCGAAATCGGTGCAAGATTCGATTATAGGCCCGACGCGCGGCAAACTCTTGCGCGAAGGCGGGCTGTCAAGCCAGCGTTTCGCAGAATTGCAACTATCGAAGAATT